TTGATGGGTCAACTAAATTTAAATTAATTTCAGGACCAAATCCTGTATTTCTCAAAAATATTAGAACTGCCTCAACGTCTCCCTCTAACATATCCTCAACCTTAAGGTCCGGTTCATAGATTTTACTTCTTAATAGTGTTGTGGTCATATCACTACCACCTGCCATTAAAATGTTTTCATCATTTGCCGTTAGATAACCTACCTTGATAGATTTCTTTTTATTTTTGTAAAACACTCCTCCCGACGGTAGTGGTACTACATCGTGTGGTAATGTAAAGTTTTGTTGTGCGTAATCCGCAGTTTGATTTTCCATATAAAAAAATAACCGTAAAGTTTATGTCTTTACGGTTAAATATAATTAGTATTGATTTTTTATAAAGACAATCTCTGTCTCAAATCAGAAATAATCCATTCTGGTCTTTCATTAATATCTTTTTCCCAATATCGGATTAATATAATGTCATTATTAACACACAACTTATCTTTATATTTATCATTTTGTTTTGTTAATTTTTGTGTTTCATAAATGACTTCTCGGTGTTTTGAATCGGGATTACAATGATAAAAATCACCGTCCACCTCTATTAAAGTATTATATTTTTCAAGATAAAAATCAAACAGTCTATGTTTATATTCATACTGATACTTAAAATTAAGATTAATTAATCTCAAAATATTTTTAAATTTAGTTTCAATCCCACTAGGTTTTTTACTTAATTTTGATTTTAACCAAGTAACTCTTCGTTTAGAAGCATTTTCTTTTAATTTAGGATTATCTTCATATCGTTTTTTTTGAGTAATCGATAATTTTATTTTTGATTCTTCAGTTTTTGGAATACCTTTTAATGATTTAGAAATTTTTTTACCTCTTTCCTTGTCATTTCTCAATTTTTCTTTAATACCCTCAATTTTTTTTATTGTGATTTCTGACTTATCCTCCCACCATCCAACATATTTACCTTCTTTCCAATTTTTCTTTTGGGTTTCAATCGCCTTTTGATGCGTTTTAGGGTCTTTATGAAAATTATTTTTACCAATAACTCTATTATGGTGACCCCTAATAAATCTTGAAAATCCTTTACCTATTGAAATAAATGGTGGCGTGTCCCCACAACCACACTCGCATTTAGGTGTAGTACCTTTTAAAACATATTCAATATAGATTTTATCACCACTTAAATTATGTTTTTGGTTTGAATGACTTCTTAATGAGTTAATACCATTAAATTCATTTTTACATATATTACAAACAAAAATTCCCATATAAATAAATATATGGGAACTTATCAATATTATGAATGATTAGATATATTTTAGTATTAAAAAATCAATAAACTAATACACATCTATCCATTCTCAAAGTTGCAGTAATGTCAGCAAGAGCATCAGTATTATAAGCCAATGAACCAAAATTCACTCCTGTTAAGAATGTACCATATAAAATCCATTTCTCAACAACAACTCCTGTTGGGTCCAACATTTCAAGGTCAATATCTTTTTTATAACCCGCAGCGTATCCCATACGTCCTGTAACAGATTCAGCATGTAAACGAACCCACTCCATAAGAGCTTGTGAAGCAGATGGTCCAATTGGGTCTCTAAATTTAACAGAAATTTCATCCCAATTAAATCTACCTGCAACATAAGTTGAAGTATTTAAAAATTGTATTTCTGTAGAAGTAATTTTAATCGATGGTCTTGAAGCACTCTCCACGAACCATTCGTTAATCCCTAAACTTGATGGAAACCTTACAATGAATCGATTCTGTCTTTTCGGTTCGTAAGGAATCGGCATTTTCATCAATAAATCAGCCATATTATTTTAATTTTGTTTTTCTTTGTTTATTATCATAAATATATCCATTTAGGAAATATTTTTATTGACTTTCTGAATTTAATTTATTATCATTATAATCCAGACTAGTTTATTTAATTCTAGTTAATTTAACTAGTTTTTAATTATTTATTTAATACTAGTTCTTTAATATTAATTATTTATAACTAGTTAATATTCTTTTTTTATTCCTCCTGCAGTTGAATAAGTTTTAACAATATTTCCAGGCTTATCTTTGAAGTGTTTTTTCATAACCTCAACATTTCGTATGTCATCGTCAGAAAATCCAATTGTTGGTTTTGTTGGAACAAAATTATTACTCACATCTTTTTTTAGGAATGCCTTTTTGTCTAAATTAGACGACATTTCTTTAATGTAATCCACAAATTTATCCATAGCACGAACTTTAGCTTCTTCAGGATTTGCCGCACCCTCCTCATCATTGTAAGATACAGGATGGAATTTACACATATCCAAGTAAGCTTTGATTAATTCGTCATCACCCATTTCATCATCACCGGAAATACTTCTATATTTTTTAAGATTCTTAATCAACTCTTCTTTGTCTATCCCGTTGAATCCTTCTATGATATAATTGTATACGGCTTGTTTTAACGTATTAGGATTGTGTCCACGAGCGGTTATGATAGAAAAGATAGAACCTTCGTTAATAGCCTCTCTAAAGTCGTCAAATGCCGGTCCAATCTTAGCTCTCATTGCATCAATTAAAAAGTTTTTATCTCCGGGTGTTTGAAAATTTTTAAAAGGTTCGTTTCCATATCCTACAACAGTCTCACCATTATATTCAAAAGGTTCTTTACCTAATTGATGTCTGTATTCAGCAAAATCATCAGTACTCATTCCAATTTCGTTACCGTCCTCGGTTTTAACCATAATCTTGGTTGGCATATGAACAATATTATCATCCCAATCGAATGCGTAATATTTCATATCAGGAGTACCCTGTTCACTAATTCCTTCTTTTAATGTATTTTTTTTCATAATTGGCTAAAAAGTGGGGACGAATCCCCACTTATGGTTTTTATTAAATATTCTCGAACGAAGCTCCTGTTGGAGTAATGAAGAATTCAATATCGATGAACTCTAATGCTTTCGTCGGTTTTAAGTAAATTTTACCTGTTAAAGTATTTCTATCTAAATCCTCAGGTGAAGATGAAACAGTTACACGGAAATCGTATAAACCTCTATCTCTTCTAATTGAGTCTAAGATTGGGTTAACACTATCTAAGAATTGTTGTCTAACAATTTGGTCGTTTTGTTCAAACAATAATCTTACAGCCACCGCTGAAATCAACTTACGAGCTTGAAGTAATAATCTTCTTACATTCAATCTATTAAGTGCCGTATCGGCAATTTGTAATGTTTTATTACCCCAAATTACTGTACCAACATCAGAGAAAGTTGCGATAGGGTTAATTCTACCTTGGTACAATGTATCTCTATCTTCTTGAGTTAATTTAACTCTCGCCTTAACTGAGTTTACAAGACCTCTAGTATAACCCGCAGATGCGAACCATGGGAAAGCGATGTTATCAGTTAACGCTAAGTTTCTACAAACCTCACCTGTTGCCGGTAAATAAATTTGTGTATTATTTACAGTATCTCTTGTTAAAACCCAAGGATAATAAGTTGCGGTATAGTTAGAGTCAATTCCTGTATTGTCTAAGTTATCAACCGCCTCTTGAGAATAAATTATGTCTTGAGGATTTGTTGAATCCGGTGTGTACATGTTGTAATCAGGAGTTGTTGCAATGTAAACTGAATCTGCTCTTTGGTATTGAATCATATCAATCGCCTCTTCAACAAGATTTGAGTTATTAATGTAATCAATACTTGAAGTTGCAAACACATTAATGTTTGTTGCTTCAGGATTTCCAAATGTTAAAATACCAAGTAAGTAAGCGTAATAGTCAGTATTTGCAAAATCTTGAGTATTGTTAGCAACTGTGATTCTTTTAAATAAACCACTACCGGTAGCGTTAGGGTATCTCGTAGAAGACGACGCTCCTGCCAAGAATCCTGATTGACCTAATTGGAATCTATCTTGATTAGTTCTAAATTCTCTATAAATGTCCCATCCGTCAAATCCTCCTGCAAAACATACGGTGTACTTTCTTGAATAGATGAAGTAGTATGGATTCTCTTGAGTGTCAGGGTCTGTTCTAAATTCTGCGGTACCACATTCAAATGCTGTTTGACCACTAGTTAATGAACTATTAGTAATTGTAACTACAGTAGCACCTGAATCCATGTGGAAACCTTTACTTACATAATTCCAAGACGCCCCTTCAATTGGTTGAGGTGCAATAACCCAAGATTGTGGATTTTGTTTACCTTTATAAGTTAAGAATGACTCATCAATACCATATTGTGTTGAGAAACCTAAATAAGTTCTTCTAACAATATCTCCCGGAGATTCAACTAAATTTGAACCTCCTGTTGCAGCTCCAAATGGTGGGTTAGCAATTGTTTCACCAGGGAAGAAATATTTTGTTTTGAATTTTGGAACCGGAGACGGGTTTAAAACTGTATCATATTCTCTTTGAGTATACCCTTCAAATCCACAAGGAATTGCATCAATTGGTGCCTCATCAGCCATTTCAATCATCACATATTTTGAAAGTAATGCGTATTCTCCGTTAGTTGAACCAAGTTTCTTAGCAACAAAGTTATTAGAGTTAGGGTCCATATTACAGTTAGTAAATTTCTCAATAACAATAGGATTAGAATCCGTATCAAAGAAATTTCTTACTAACACATCAAAGGTCATATTATTAAATGATAAATTAGCGATTGACACTTTAACCTCTAAATTTGCAGCATCTCCATCTGAGATTGAAACAAATTTAAATAATTTGTAAACTTTATTACCTCTTAATTCTGACACCAAATAAGGTGTACTTGGTGATTGATATTGACCTACATTATACGCTATTGATGACGGATTTTCACTTTTAGCATCCGGTAATGCAACTAATTCAGGATTAATACCTTTTATATATCCTTGATTATAAGCGTATGCCAATGAACCAGGGTAAATTTCTTCAACAAATAAAGGAACTTCATTTCTTGATTTTCCAAAATTATCAACACCTAATACTTTAGTAATAAATTTTGAAGAAGCAGCAGATAAGTTAGTTTCAAAAGTAAAATTATCCCCATCTTTAGTGACACCTGATAAACCAAATGAGGCATAAGGGTTTTTATCAATATCTGCGTATTGGTCAGTAGATAATAATGTAACATTAGTTAAACCACTTACCTCATAAATTGGTCCATGATTATCACTAGTTGAACTATTAGTATATAATGAAATACCTCTTGAACGAAGAGTTGCAACAACCATGTCATTGTATTCAGTATAAGCCGTTCCGGTAAAACTGTAATAATCTCCCGATATAGTTCCCGAAAAACTATCGGTTAATCCGGTAGTGATGGAATCAAACGCATAGTTAAATGAATAACCTGAATAAGAGTTACCCGCATAATTATTAAAATTCGCATAGTACCATGAATCATTTTGACCGGCAGATAAATCATTATTTGTTAAATTAAGAGAGTCAACACCATATGAATTCACAACAGTACCATATTGACCTATTAAAACATAATAATCACTTTCAGGGATTGAACCGTAAGCGATTGCCGTTGTTGCAGACAATGTAGGATTACCAACTAATGTTATTATAGTATTTGTAATGTCGTTATTATATGTTGATGTACTTCCATCTGAAAGTCTGTATTGTGTATTAAAGTTAGCCTGAACCACAGTTGGAAATGAACCACTAATAAAATTAACTGTTTCAGCACTGGTTGAACCTGTAAAAGATACAGACCAAGATGTTGCACCTGTTGGACTTTGATTTATTGTAGTAGGGTCAACATTTGCAGTAACTCTAATACTCCAAGATGGACCAGC